GATGAAAACGGAGCGCCCGAAAACGAAGAACCCGAAAACATTACAGAACTACCCAGCGACTCCCAACAGGAGCGGTAACATTAAAAGTTGGCACAATTATTCCAATCTTTCTAAAGTTACTGATTGAATAATCCAAGAATCTGCAGGGGTTGCACTAGACATTGAGAATCTTAAATCAAGGGTTGATGTTGTTGTTAAACTTCCTGTAGAAGCGGGAGTAGCATTATCTATTGCTAAAGCAGTTGTAGAACCTACTCTGTTTAAAAAAGTACCAGCAGTCCAGATAGCCGTTGCAGAAGACGCTGTTAAAGTAAATTCACATTGCCATTGAGTTGTTTGAGCTGTTGAAGTTAATACAGTAGAAGTAATAGCAGTAAGCTGTGTTGCACCCCAAAAACAGGCAACTCTTGCAGTTCTAGCAGTACCTGAAGATGCAGCGGTATATTGACCAAAAGCACGAACCCGCCAAACAGAACCTGTTGCGGCACTTTGTGATGCTAATGTAACACCACCCGTTGTATAAGTGGTCGTGTTATTAATGGTTACGTTAGCTGTTTGTCCAGAATTTCTAGCCAATGAACTTGCATCAGTAACCGATGTACATTCTAATGTTGTAAATTTTCCAGTGTTTGCTGTTGACGCACCAATAGTAGTGTTATTAATTGAGCCGCCAGTAATTGCCGCAGAAGATGAAGCAAAGCTATTGGCAGTTAAAAGACCAGCACTAGAAATAGTTGCAGCATCAGTAGCGCCGTTATTGACTACAAAATGAATAGCATTTGAGCCATAAGTGCCAATAGCAAGGTCAGTAGACGCAGAAGCTAAATAAGTCGTTCCTGCTGCACTAAATGCACCTGATCCTGTAAAAGTTGACGAGTTGATGCCAAACTCACCATAGTTTGTGGTGGCTGTTCCAGCATTGTTTGAAATATTAAAATTGGCAGATGCGGCAGCGTTATTGGAAGTATTCTGCAGCACTATTTGGTTATAACCAGCTACACTTGATTGGTAAGACGCTAAGATGTTGGTATCTGAATATCCCAAAGTACCATAAGAAATAGCCCCCTTATTTCCTGAAGCTGTAACAGATGCTGTAGCCGCCAAAGAAGGCACGGTTACAAGACTAGTGTCATCTTGATAAACAGACCTAGTTGCAGCATAAGTAACAAATACGTTAACAGTACCTGAGAAAGTAACCGCTGACCCAGAGTTACTTGATGCGTAAATTGTGGTTCTAGTAAGCGTTGGTCCTGTGGTGGAATACGTGCCTAATCCTACTTCCCAATTTCCAGAAGCATCATAAGCGGCATAATAAGTCGTATTACCATTGCCAACGCCAGCAGTAAAGCTCTGAAATCCAGTTACAGAACCGCTTAAGGTAAAGCTAACAGTTGTGTTAGCCGTACCTGTTTGTTGGACTCTATCTGCTAAGACAAGAGCCATAAACTACTCCTAGGTGAGAGTAAAGATTCCTGTTGCTGCTGGTAATACTGTTAGTGTATTTGGTGAAGTTACTGTGAACTGGGCAGAAGATAATTGGCAGAAGCAAATCAACTTACCAGCGCCAGCGCCAGTTGAATTACGCAATACAGCATAACGAATGTTAGTCAACGATGCACCAGAGGCTGTAAATGCTAAGCCAATAGAAGACATTGTGAATTTCATTTGTTTTGCAGATGCACCAACAGTCCATTGTGCCGTTGCAGGTACAAGGTTTCTACCACCAGAAATATATCCACCTGTAGCAGAAATCTCTGCCGTCAACTGAGCATATGTACTAATAGTAAATGTTGAAGCATTACTTGAGGTACGAGCTAGTACCATTTTAACTACACCAGCACCTAGTGTAATTGTTCCGTTGCCAATGTATCTTTTGGCGTAGTTATAAAGTTGCCATGCGGTTGCAGCCATTTTAAATCTCCTGTAAATCAGCGTATGATGCGCCAGTTTTCAAAATATGATGAAGTAACCCACCATACACTTCTAGTTCAATTTCATCTCCAAGCATTTTAATCAAGTCGATGAATTCTTGCGCCTGTGAGACCATCCATGCGTGGCAATAGAAAATCTTACCACCCACATTCACAGGTACTACTAACTGCCCATCGTTTTCTTTTTGCTCATAAGAATGGTGCGTATCCCCGTCAAGGCAAGAATCGCATCCAAAAATATGAAAACGTTTAAATCCTAGCATCCTAAACAAAGGGATAGCTCTTAGAAGTACCGTAGAACCTCCAGGAACTGACCACCAATTTTTGTACTCTTTTGCCAGAATATCATTAATTATATCCGCACTTGTGTGCCAGATGTAGGTTCTGTCTGCTGGTAAACCATCAAAAACAGAAGGATCGCACTGTGAAGCAATAAAATATTTGCAGTCGTCAATAACATTCTCAACAAAACGCTTATTAAACGGTCTAGCATCAACCATGATCATAGCTGAAGGAATAATGCCGTTATCAATACAATACTGATAAGCACCGTTAATGGTGATTAGTTTTACGCCTGATGCCCGCAAACGTCTAATTTCCTCGATATTTTGAGCTAAAGAAGGTCCACCGCCAACAATCATTACATCTACATCATTGGTAGGATGAGGCTCTACTTGCTGAAAACCCCGTTGGATATTGTGGGCTACGTTCTCTTTAATCTTTTCTTCGTCTGTATTAAGGACTCCGTGATCTACAACATCATTACCGCTAATCCAAGCGGTTACGTAGAACATACAATAGCCATCAGTTTCTTTAGACCAATGAATTACACAGCCACGATCATTAAACTTCTTTAACCACCAAGAATAAGGACGTACAGTTAAATGGAGCTTATGACCCACTAATTCACCCATTACGTCATCTTCGGTAGCAATTTGAAAAAATACGTGCTGGCAAGCCTCTAGGCAGTTATCAATTACTTGGTCTACTAGATGTGGGCGGATATGCTCCATTACATCAGTACAAAACCCATAAGCCGCTTTAACTGGCAAGGGGTCTTTTAAATCTGCTTCTACAAAGCGCATTACATGGCTTTGAGTTTCCAGCATTGGGACAATATCTTCGTCTAGACAATTATCAGCGAAGTCAACCATAGTTACATCTAGTCCGCCAAAGAACGCTAGATTCAAAGAACCACGTCCAGTACCGCAGCCTAGGTCAATAACCGAAGCTCCTTTAGGTGGTTTAGCTTGAGCTAAAAATTCGTGAACAATATGTTCGCCTGGAGCAACAACCCGATATTCAGGTCTACTCCACATCATTTTGTATAAATCTTTCTCTAATGGGCGAACATTGTTGATGTTTACCTGTGGAGCTTCAGAAAATACTGATGATTCTGTTGTCATTGTTTCCTCTTAGGTTAATCGCAAAATTGCGGTTGTGTCGGTGTTTGTAGGGAATGTTACAGTAAATGCACTAGTTGTTGTTTTATCATTGCCAAAATCTAGCACCGCAACAGCAGCGCCAGTCGTAGAATTATATATTAACGCTCCACGGCATGTAAAGGAAGCTCCAGTCCAAGTAACATTGGCAAAAGACACATAGGCTGTTTGGTTTAAACTAGTTGGCGTAGTAGGGACTAAAACTTTGCCACCCGCCGTATAACCCGTACCGCTGACTTCATTAGAAGTCGTATATATAGTCGTTGCGTAAGATAAATCCGCATTAGCCGTATATAAAGCAATCTTATAAACATAAGTAGTCCCAGTGGAGGTAAAGTTTTCCTTACCGCTTAGGCAGTTTTGTTTAAATACCGTGCATTGACCTTGTTGGATTGTCATGTTACTTTAATCCTTACTTGCCCACTTCTATAAGCATCTTGACGTTCTAAACCATCTCCAAGGCGTTTTAATAGAGCTAAAGCTTCATCGTAACGCCCTTTATATAACGAAACAGTATCAGCATCTGATTTCATATAAGTATTAGCTTCCATTAAGGCGCCATACAATAAAACAGAATCAAAGTTATCGCCAAGCCAGCTAGTACCAGCAGTAACAATAGATTCTGGGTAATAGAAATAGTGCATTTCTACGCTGTAATTAGCGTCGGGTGTTGGTCCTAAAAGAAAACTTAATTCTGTAGGGTATGTATATTGCGGTCCAAACAAAGCATAATAATATGGCGTACCAGTATCTGTTGGAGTTGGATATGCTTCGCGAATAAAGTTTACGTCTTTATTAAGTAAATAACTATAAGACCCATTAGCATTAATAACGGCTAAAGAGTAAGTAGCTAGATAATCGTTTGGCGCAGATAGATACTTATTACCTGCAGTAACTGTGCCCGTTACATTTTTTCTAAGTGAAGGTAACTGCACCGTGTTATAAATGCGCTGTTCTGCATTTTGTACAAACACAGGAATATTCTCTACAAAGCCGCCTACCGCAGAATCATAGTTTTCTGCATAGGCTTCAATAGCTGCAACAAGTTCAGTGTAGTTCATTAGGGATAACCCTTAAGCCATTGGACCACGAGAAGTAAAGCCTTTGGTAGCAGCACCTGATCCGCGTTGTTTAACACCATCAGTTTTAACGCCATCGCGTGCTGGATTACCTGCGCTTACACGCTTAGCTGGCATACCACCGGGAGTAGACTCAACTGCGCTCATAGAGTTTGGGTCTGTCTGATAACCGATTTTACCTGTAGTAACACCGTGTGGCTGAGCGTATACAGAAGCCGAACCAACTTCTTTACCGCCTTGTTTCATAGAAAATTTAGCCATGATTAACGACCTCTTTGAGCTGCTACTTTAGCCAGGTTACGACCCATAGACTTCATATTAGCGTTAGTTTTGCCTACACCATTTTTAATGGGGCCATTTTGTATTTTAGCTGTAGGGCCTGAATCACCATAGTTTTTACCTACAGTTTTGCCTTTTTTCTCAATGCCACCAGCACCTGATTTGAATGTCATAATTTACTCCTAAGTTGTTATTGTTACTGTGCCTACTACACATATTGTTACTAAATAATTCGGGGTTAAAACTGCATCAAAACTACTTGCTCCGCCAACAGGATTCCAACCCCATTGAAATACTCGACTACCACCCGATACGTTACCTAAACTGTCAATTCCTGAAGCCTGATAGCTAACATCTGGTCTAGGTTCTCGCACTGCTTGTGGGTCATTAACTGGATACATACCTAATTGCAACTGTGGCTGATCCGGGTCCCAACAAGTAGGGCATACCTTGATATTATATATCTTAGTCTTAAGTACCTGTTTCTTTAACTCTTTTAACTTATACCTTTGTCCACACCGATCACATTCGGCAATAGAGTTTTTACCCGATGCGAATTTAGTAGGCATGGTTTACCTCAATAAAAAAGCGTACGTGGCACAAACCTAATACTTGCTTTTTCTCTATCTTCTTGGGCAGCTAAATCAAACTGGGCTTCATAATCCCCTTTTAGCATCATAATGCGGTCGTTACTAACTTCAGGCTTCTTCATAGCGATATATACGGCTAATCCGGCAACCATAGCGTTCAGGAAGCGGAAAGGAATGTCTTGGGTAGTTACCCCATTACCAGCATCTTGGATGCGGCGTAGGCGCCAATAAACGAATACATACTGACTACCGGGGTCATTAGGCGTAGGCCAGACGTTAATCTGGGGGTAAGCAACACCACTAACAGGCTCTGTAGCCCCAGACTGTCTATTAATCCATACTTGAATAGGGCGTCCTTGAGCTAGTTTATTAGGAATAGTTGCATAAGTAGACTCAGAAATGCGATTAATATTGATGTCGGTTTGGTTAGGCTGGCTACCTGCGTTAGTGCGGATAACTTGGTCTAAAAGGTCGATTGTGTCTATAGGTAAGTCATAGGTAGCTTGACCCGTAACCATTGCAATTTGACCTTCTTCTATAGTCCACAAGTTAATCCCCTTATTTGCCCATTCAATAGTAAGCAAATTTAAAGAACGCCTTGCAGTACGCATGTCATAACCGTCACGCAGCTCTAACCCGGCACGCTCATACGCCTCTTCAACTAGTTCGTTGAGGTTTAAATTAAATGTAGCAGTGCCAGATGTGGTCATTACTTAGCCTTTTTTTTTACAATCTTTTTAGCTGCTGGTTTGCGAGTAGTAGCTTTTTTTACTTGTTTTTTTGCTGGTTTTGATTCTGCAGGGAAAGGCCAAGCCTCTACAGGTTTAATTTCAGCCTTGTCAAAAGTAATCTCTACTTCGGGCTTTTTAAAAAGATTTAGTACCCAACTGATTGCAAAGTTCATTTTTTACTCGCTTTCATATTGTCTATTAGGTTTGGGTATGGACGCCCCGCCGCTTTAGCTGACGCTTTTGCTGCTGCTTTTTTAGCTGGGGTTAGTTTTTTATGTTTTTTTGCCGGATTTGGTTTATCCCAAACCTCTCCGCCTTCAGCGTATTGAGTGAAGTCGGTGTTATCCCTACGAGCTTTTTTCTTAGCCGTTGGCATTTTAGAAGGGGCTATAGCGCCCATCCCACGAGAAGCTCTCATACCATACGACCTTTAGTTTTACCTTTAACACAACAGCCATCGCCACGAGAAGAAGCACTAGATACTTTACCACCCGCTTTATAAGATGGCTTTTTCATACGTCCGCCTTGCATACCTTTTTCTAAATCCCCACCACCATAAGCTGTACCACGCCCTGCTGCGGTTGTGTTACCACCCGGAGAGATCATAGACGATTGAGCTAACGCCGCTTTTTTAGTAGCTTTTTCTTTAACTATTTCACGCATACGCTCATCTTGCTTTTTAGCCTCTTCTCGTTGCTCCATCTTTTTAGCGTATTCGGGATCGGAAGTATAAAAATCTTTAGCTTTTTGACGAGCTTTATCAGCGTTTTCTTTTAAGTTGATTTCTTCAATATCGCCAAAATCAAATCCGCCTTGATTAGGATTAGGTGCTTTAGCCATGATTAAGCCCTCGTTTTTCCACGAATTGCGCAGCCATCAGCACGTTTAGATGCTGAAGAAATAGAACCACCTTTAGCTTTTTTCTCTACAGGCATTTGTGAAGCATCGTACCTATCTTTCATAGCGCGAATAGTTTTTACTGGAAAGCTATTAGTAGCGGCATCAACTACAAAGTCTTTAGCAGCCTTAGCGCCTTTAACAACGGCTTCGCCAGCACGACGAGGTAAATCTAAATCTTCTTCGTTTTGTTTGCGGTCATTATCCGCTACGATTTGGTCTGGTGACTTAGCCATAATTAGCAGCTCCCACCGTTCTTCATCTTAATCATTGTGCCTTTAGTTTTGCCTTTGGTCTCAATACCGCCGCCACGAGCCATCTTCTTAGGTGCACAAGCCATACCGCCTTTTCTAAGGGTAGCCAAGCTAGTTTTCTTACCACCGTGTTGTTGCTTATCGTGCATACCAACAGCTTTTTTAATCATGGCTTTGTCCTGAGACTTATCCATTTTCATGTCTTCTTTCATATCGCTCTTAGCCATGCCACCACTCCTAAATTTTTTGCCTTTATCGGCGGTTAAAAAATGTTCCCCAACTGAGGGTTTAATTCCAACCTTTTTAGCAAAGGCTGGGTTTTTGGCTATAGCAGCCATAAAATTATGTTGTTTCTTAGATGTACTAGGCATTATTTATCCCCCCAATACCCTGCAATAAAACCGGCTACGCCAGTCAAAACACTTACAAACCCACCGATAGCTGCCAAAGTTTTCCAGCCACCTTTAGCTTCAGATAGCGTTTTTTCAATGCTTTGGATAGCTGTTTTTATCTCAGACATTTCTTGAACCATTTTATCCATATCAGCCTGTAAATGCACAATATCATTAGCGTGAGTTGCTAGTTCTCTAGCGGTTTCGATTGTCATATCGTTCATCTTAGCATTTCCAGCGTGCTAAGCTTGCTGCTTTGCGAGTTGGTTTACCCTTCTCGTCTTTCATCGGACCCGGCATACCAGACATACGTGCACAAAAAGACTTCTTCCGTGCTCCGCCTTCAGGCTGTGGGGCTTTTAAATTTGAACCTGTAGCAGCATTGTACTTTGCACGGCCTTTAGCTGTAAGTCCAGCCCCCTTAGAGACTGGAAGTTTCTCGCCACGACCTATTGCTAGAGAAGGGGTTTTCTTTTTGGTAGCCATTACGCAGCGTCTTTCTTTGCATCTATTGGGCGAATTAATGGGTATAAAAATTCTTCCCCAAACGAACTTTCAAACTCATGAACACCCATATGGCCTAGTTTAATTGTTGGGTCAATCCACACTTCAAAACCTTGTTCACGAGCACGGTCACAAAATAAATAATCTTCGCCAACGTAGTGTCCATCTTTTAACTCAAAATCAAAGAAACAGATTGTTGTATCGCCTTCTTTTTTCTCATCGTGGTAAACCCACTCTGGATGTGCATCTCTAAGGCTTTCAAATACTTCCCTGCGGATCATCATAAAAGCTGTAGCAACACGCTTGGCTCTTACTAAACCCATCCTGTCCATGAAAATGCTATCCTCGTCATCTGTATCTAACGTAGAGAAATAGACTTGACCTTTTTTGCGTGCTACTGGAATACCAGCAACAATCCCTTTTTTAGGGTCGCTATTCCACGCCATTAAACGGAAAATATCTTCAGCATTAAAGTTAATATCCGAATCAATAAACATGAGGTCAGTGCACTCTGACTTTAAAAAATCAGTAGCAATTAAGTTACGTACACGGGATACAACAGAACATCCAGAAATATTGCAAATCTGAACATCAACCCCGTGTTGAGTTGCTTGTAGACAAAAAGAAGCTAGCGAAATAGCTAGCTTAGAAGACACTTTGTAATCATAAGTTGGAAGACCAATCATTACCTTCCGCCCAACTAGATTAAAAGAATCTTCTGCTTTGGTTAGCTCGGCCATTTTTTATCCGTAGTAAATATTTGCTGCGGTTAAGTTGGTTATGTATCCATACACGCCAGTATCTGCTCTTACGCCTTCGCCAGGAATTACTGGGGAGTTGTTATATGAGTCATTAGCAGCTATATCATACGTCATTAGCCATTTGCCAGTTGAATATACAAGCGTTGGTGAGGCAGTAATAGTTCCGCTATTAATATCAGTTACGGTAAAAGAGTTTGCATTTACAACAGTAATGGCGTAGTTACCATTAGTAGCTGTGCCGCCCGTACCTGCTGCAAAATCAATACCAATAACTTGCCCATTTGCTAAACCATGAGAAGTTTGAGCTATCGTAACTGTATTACCAGAACGACCATAAGTAGCCGTAGTTACTGGGGCTGTAATCGTATCAAATACAATTAATTGACCTGCAGTTGCAGTTCCAGTCAATGAAAGACCTTTAACACGAGTTGGTCCAACAACAAAAATACC